TTTCGGCTTGGTGAACTCCGTTTCCTTCGGCAGAACTCTGTCGCACACCTTGATGAGCTCATCCGTAAGAGCTCGTGGCCAGTTTTTAAAGCCGGCCGCGTAGGACTCGCGGATGCCCTTGAGACGCTCGAAGTAGGTGTCCTTGGGGAAGTGGCGCATGGTGCAGGCGACTGCATCACACACCACCTCCTCAAAGTCAAGTCCTTCGAACTGCTCGAGGGTGGGCTTGAAGGCCTGCTGGTCATGGCGAAAGAACGCCTGCCAGGAGGTCTTCAAGTAGTGCTCGGGGTGGTGAGAGTTGCTGTGGTAGTGATGCCACAGCGCGAAGTCCCAGAGAACTCCGTCGACGCCTTCGAAGAACAGGAGTTGGTATCCGATTCTTTCGGCGTCCGAGAACTTGGACATGTCGTGGTCGGGGAATGTTCGTTGGAAGAGGAACTTCCCCACGGTGTTGATCTTTTCACGGTGCTCGACCGTGTCCTGAACATGCTCGCTTGTTGGAAAGCTTTCAGCGAGCTTGGAGCACAGCACTTTCATTTGGCATGGCTCCGGAGCCTTGGTGGCAGGGCTCCCAAAGATGTCCAGGAAGAGGAGGGTGATCTTTCCCTCGATCTTCTGTTCCTTTCTCAACCCCTTTTCGACAAGGAGGTTGGCTCGGGTGGGGGCCTTGTAGGCCCCGTCGCAGGAGAGGAAACGCAACACGTGGTTGACACTATCCATTGCGGGTGTTGGGGGAGTCTGAGCGCTAGTCGGGTGACCCTCCAAAGATTCGTGAGAACTGATTTCTTCAATCCTAACGTCTTTCGCCCCGCTCGTGGTAGCACAACGAGCTGCTCCTAGCCTATTCCACATCTCGTTCTGAGCTGTGGCGTAGGACAGGAGGTGCGTGAACTTGTAGTGCCTTGCTTTTAGATTGGCAACACAGTTCGTGCGAATCCTTTGGAAGTATTGCTCCCCCCAGGGATAGGCCTCGAGAAGCAGGCCATCGAAGAGCTGAAAAAGCTCAGCCTCGGTTTCAACGCGGCTGTACTCCAACTGCTGTTCGATGGACTCCTTCTTGAGAGCTCCCACGATCCGTCCGGCCACTTCGACCGGGAATCGTGAGATGAAGGAAGTCTCTTCGAATTTCTCGAAGGCAACTTCCT